GCAGCAAGAAACGGGTGGACTATTTCATGGGGTGTATGATTGGGGAAGCGGAGACGGTAAACCCGATGGTCCGTTTTCAGCACCTGAACCAGACTTTGATGGTGATGATACAAAAAATAAAATACAACCACTCTACGATAACCTAACTGAAGCATTTGATGGTGATAGAAAATCCGCCGAATGGAAGACTCGTGGAGCAGACTATGCTGGTGCAGTTAATGTTGATATCGATAAAAAGCACACCAATTCAGAACTTCAATCGGGTGAAGATGATTCATGGGTTAAAAGTAAGCTAGGAGCGGCAGGATATGATTGGACATCATTTAAAAACCTTGGATCATATTTAGCTTCAAAAGTTGTTGGGTTTATGTCACCCGGATTACACTCTATTTCATTTGATGATAGGCCCTTTAATTCTCGAATCAAATTGCGTACAACAGCAGGACATCAGATTATATTAGATGATACTAATGAACGCATATATGTTAATACATATGAGGGAAAATCATGGATTGAATTGGATAGAAACGGCAACATTGATGTTTATTCCGATAAGCGCATATCAATGAGGGCTAAGAAAGACATTAACTTCTCGACGGATGAGTCATTCAGAGTAAAGGCTAAGAAAGGAATATTCATGTATGCGGGAGATAAAGATGGGCAGACCCCGTTAGATTCAATCCCTCCCGATGGTCAAATTAGGTTCCACTCAGAAAATGACACCCACTTTTTTACTGAAGGTGACTTCTTTCAAACAATTAATAAAAACTATGATTTCACACTGGATGGCAATTTCACAGGAGAGATTGGGGGTAAGTATAATCTACAGCTTAATACTAATACGTATAATGTATTAACGCCCAATAACAGTATAATGATTAATGGCTCGAAGATTGAATTTGATACAATTAAACTTGTAATAGATGCCGGTAGCAAGATTCAATTACAAGGCGGGTCTTCAACCGTGCAGATTGCATCAGGTACAATTAAATTAGATGCTCCTAATATAGGATTTAATGCGGCGGGTGGACATACGGTTACATCAATGGTGACAGGAATTAATGTAGCATTGGCTTGTTGCCCAACATCCCCCCTAATTCCAATTCCTCAAATTGTTTCCCCAGAGATGTTAAGTAACCCCAATGTTATCGTAGACGAAACTGAGATAGCTCCATGGACTAATAGAGTGCCCGATCATGAGCCGTGGCCTAGAGTTATGAAATTAGATGAAACGGTTAATAAGTCTGATGATGGGCATAAGAATAATGTTAGATGGAAAGACCAGTTTGATAATACATCCGATAAGGGTAGAAAAAATATTGGAATCATCGAAGGTGATGAAGAAACTACTCGCGGGGATTTTTGGAGAAGGTAATAAATATATACCAGAGGTTATTAATTATGAAAATTGAAGACATTTTAAATGAGGCTAGAAGTCGTGAAGAGGCATGGTGGATTGATGACGCACTGGAGTCTGCATGGGAAAATGATTACGTATTGTTTTACGAGGAAGTTCAGGGAATGGTGGAAGAACTTGCTGATATGTATCCCGATAATCCCAAAGCTAAGAAGGCACAGAATTATTTCATGAAACAATTCGCGGGCCTTGAAAATGCAAAAATAGCAGAGAATGAATATAATGAAAAGTTTATTCACTATGTTCTGGGGACCGATTATCGAAGTGGCGAAATGCCATTCTCTGAGGCGATTAAGCGTTTAAGGGAATTTGAAAAATGGGTTGACGATGTTGATGTATATTATGAGCCTAGTGATATTGAGGATGCTGAATATGCTGAAGGACGATTTGATTATAATGGACCCAATGACCCATATGCTGAAAGAGGCGTTAAACGATCTGACTTTTAATCATGACTAAGAAGAACATATACAGAGGTATTTCCTTTATACGGTATAAAGATAAAAAGACATTATCTTTATCAGATAAGGAACTGGTTAAACAAGATATACTTAACCACATTTATACGCGGATAAATGAGCGCATAATGATGCCACGATTTGGGACACGAATATCTGATATGCCATTCGATCCACTGGATGATATCCTTTTAACATTCTTAGAAGATGATCTTTTAACTGTCATGGAATATGATCCCCGCGTTGAGTTACAAAGAAGTGAAACATCGAACGGGATACAAATAACACCATTATATGATGAGAATATAGTGATAGCTACCGTACAGTTATTTTATGTTGAGCTTGATTTGTCGGAATCAATTGATATTAGGCTAGATTTTAATACGTGAATAAAGAAATAAATAGAAATATACGATTAGGGATTAAACTATTATGCGAATTGTAAGTAGAGCGGAATCATGGGAAAGAGTATATGAGGCATTTGAGCAAGTAAATTTCTCTGGCTTTGATTTCGTAACGATCAAAGAATCCCTGATAGACTATTTGAAATTATACTTTGCGGAAGATTTTAATGATTGGATTGAATCTTCAGAACTCTTGCCCATCATTGAAGCATTTGCGTATGTGGGTGAACTTCTAGCTTATCGTGTTGATCTTAATGCCCATGAAAATCTAATCACGGTTGCCCAAAGAAAAGAATCAATTTTACGCTTAGCAAAACTGCTGTCATAGAACGCATCACGAAATATACCATCCCGTGGATTAGTTAAGCTGACCACAATATCAACAACAGAGAGCGTTTTTGATTCAAACGGAACAAACTTAGCTAATGTTGACATTATATGGAATGATCCCAACAACCCAAACTGGAAAGAACAGTTTACATTAGTAATGAACCGAGTCTTACGGCAAGACTTTGGAACTGTTCTACCATCAGATAGGGTTCAAGTCCAAGATGTATTATTTGAAGTCTATGAATTGAACAATAATCCAATTCAGAACAACACACTATCCTATAATATTAGCGTTTCCAATGAAACATATCCCATGGAAATAGTGGCCTCCACGCTTAATTCATATGGGCCATTAGAAAAACGACCAGAAAAGGATATGCAATTATCGGTATTATATTTGTCGGATGGTCTAGGAGATTCATCAGATAATACGGGGTTCTTCTTTTTCACTAAACAGGGGTCCATGCAGCGAGTTTTAGCGGATTTTGATGGAGTTACCCCAAATCAAACATTCGATGTTAACACCATTAATACCAATGAAACGGACATATGGGTTAATAATATTGACCCAGATACTGAGGAAATATTGATCGATGACTCTGATATTCAGGCGACTGAGCGTGAAGGTGAATGGTATCCGGTTGATTTGGCTAGTGCACAAAATATCATCTTCAACACATCAGAAAACAGAAATAAGTATGAAGTTGAAACACTTGATGACGATAAATTCCGTTTAATATTTGGAGATGGTAATTTTTCAAATATCCCATCGGGTAGATTTGAAATCTGGCACAGATCATCCGCAAATAAATCACTATCTATACCTGAAAGTTCTATACAGAATATAGCAAATAACTTCACATATCTTGATAATAATAATAAAGAGCAAACACTATCTTTCAATGTAAGCCTATTATCCCCGATACAAAATTCTGCCCCATCGGAAGATATTGAACGCATAAGGCGAACTGCACCATCCGTATACTATACACAGGATAGAATGGTTAATGCGCAGGATTACAATGAATATATGCTTCAGGATAACTCAATACTGAAGCTACGAGGAATTAACCGCACATTTGCTGGTGACTCAAAATACATAACATGGCATGACCCAAGAGAATATTATGAAAATGTAAAACTATTCGGAAGTGATCTTGTGGTTTATTTTAACACGGTGGCAAATTCTTTTGATGTTGATCAATCTGATTTACCACCAATCGACAATTCTTTAGACTCAGATGGAATTGTGAACGGGGAAGCAATGGAAGCCCTGATCTATAATTATATTCAGCCACTGCTAAGTACTGATTTATTCTTCACCACATTCGCAATAAACGGTGTTCATCCTCAAAACATTAGAAGAGAATTTACAGCCGATGAATTTTTAGCGATAAAAGAATCTCTGGCGCTGGTATCAGTTAACCCTCCAAATACAGTGTATATGGATTATAGTGAAGACTTGGATTTATGGTCAGTCTTTTCGTCAGAGCCTGTCTCATGGTGGATAGCGGCAGAGGCCGATAAGGATAATGGGTGGACCATACGATATAATGGGCAAAATATAATTGTTCACAGTGATGAAACCCGATTCTGGATTTCAAATGATGAAGATAGGGTTATAACAACCGACACACTTAATACAAACCTTGACGAAATTATAGTTTTATCTGCAAACTTAAATTCAGATGGTGATATTTTAGGGTCGAATCGTCCGTTTAGTGTCATCCGTCAAGTGGTAATTGAACAAGGTGAATATATGGGGACTCAGAGTATTCACGATTTAGAGGTATTGCCATCAGATGAAACATTTGACGGATTTCCTGATGATGTTGATTTAGCATATCTAATCGGAGATACAGATTATGTATACTTCAATAGAGAATCGGATGAATACCCATGGGTGTTCCAACCGTATAGTATAGACACTGTTGCCGCTTTTGCCGAAGATCAGGCCAGTGGAGCGGGACTATGGAAAAGAGAGCGGGGCAGAGAAGACCTAAACTTTTTATGGATGCATAGAACACCGCGCTATCATTTAATTGATCCAGCCCCTAGTAACATTATTGATATTTACATCATGTCCAGAGGATACTATTTGTCATTAAGGCAATGGTTGAATGGCTCCTTAGCTGAAGAACCCGAAGCCCCAACCCCATTTACACTAAGAGCAGATTATGGCTACATGCTTGAAAATAAAATGATATCCGATACTGTTGTGTTGCATCCCGGTAAGGTTAAGCCTATTATTGGACCACTTGCACACCCATCACTACAGGCAACTATAAAGGTAGTGCGCTCTCCAAATAGGAGTATTTCAGTTAATCAACTTAAGACTCGAATTGTAGATTTGGTTAAAGAGTTCTTCGATATTAATAAATGGGAATTTGGAGAAACATTCTATTTTACTGAACTATCCGCGTTCATTCATTCTCGCTTACCCGTCGAGCTAGATTCTGTCGTATTTGTACCGGTAAATGATGCTAATGTTTTTGGTGACCTTTATCAGGTGTTGGCAAAAGAAGATGAAATCATCCAACCAAATATAACAGTAGACGATGTTCAAATCATAGAATCCATCAATCCTCGAAGCATACAGCAAACCCTTTAAAGTTGCGTTTTTCACTAACCGCAATTTTTAATAAATAATTTCATATTGGTATGTTAGCTTGTAGAGGAAATTCGTGAATAATTCGGATTATAAAAAAAATAGGATAAACATTAATGAATTGCTACCGGACCTT